TCTCGTGGCTGACCTTGTTTTCGGCGCTGGTCCTCTCGTTGATTGAATAACATGTGGAGCGTTGAGAGCAAGGGAGTTTCTCGCTCTCGCAGCAGAGCTTGAAGCTCTTGTAGCTTCTTGTTCATCTCACTCTTCCTTTTCGTCCTGCCGTTCCTTTAGTATTTCCCCGAAATACCGCAGCTTCTCTTCGAGAGTATCCCCCTTGATTCTTGGCTTCCGTGCTGCCGTTTCCAGCATCGCTGGCGTGCAGATGATATGAAGTTCCTCTGCAGCTCGTGTAATAGCAGTGTAGACAAGCTCCCGGCTGAGCATTGTTGCATGCCGATAGTGGGTGAGAAAGAATACCTTCCTGCACTCACTGCCCTGCGCCTTGTGGACGGTAATGGCATAAGCAAAGATCATCGCATTGACTTCGCCGGCAGTGGTTAAGACCACTTCGTCATCTATGAGCCTGTCCAGCATGCGAACCTTAATTGCATGCGAGCACTGATTGACTTTATCTTCCACCTCGCCACTCGACAACGAACCGAGCAGTGCATCAATATCCACATCCGCTGCATCTTTCAACACATCGTGTTTTGCGTTGTGCCCCCAACGATCAAGCTCCAGACTTGGCTGTGCTGGCCTCTTTCCAAGATACTTTGGATTTTTGGAGATATCGAGAATGATTGCTTCCTCTTTCTCGACCATCACCTTGTCGCCGACCGCAAGATAGAGAGTCTGAAAGCCACTGATAACCTCCCAAACTTCAGCGCCGCGTTTCTTGGCTAGCTTGTCGGCAATGTGACGATTGAGTTCTTCAGTTCCAAAGCCCTTATTGAAAGGACATAGAATGAGATCCTCGTCAGGATTGTAATAGCCGCTGTCAATCCAAGCTTTGACTTGGCCAGCCATGAAAGTCAACGCTGTCTCTTCGTCAAACCGTCGCTTCCAGACTTGCAGCGTTACCTTGCCTCGGCCGGGTTGCTCCAACACAACCATTGCTGGTGCTTTCGGATCTTTGGGAATGAGACAAGAGAGCTCTTTTGTGTCGAAATCGAGAAGTCGCTGGAAACGACCGTTGCTCCATTTCTCGACAGCATCCCGATTGAAGTCTGCGAAGTTGTTGTTCTTGACAGCAAGAGCTAGGCTGATGATTGGACTTTCAAGAGCTTGACGATAGACCTGCGTCAGCTCAACTACTGGAAGTTCCAGCAACTTTGCTCCAAGAATCGCTTGGCCATAAACCGGCGGCAGCTGATTCAGGTCTCCAAGGAAGATAAACTGCACTGCCTCCGGATTGCGAAGTGCATCGAGCAGCCGCTGGAAAAGCGCAATGTCTACCATCGAGCTTTCATCAACGATGATTGTGGTCAATTCTCGCGGCAGCGGATTGGTCTCGTTGCGAGAGGGAACGAAGCGGACCTTGTTGACGAGTTCGCCTTTGCTGTTGTAGTCTTCATAGAACTCCGGCTTGTACTCCAGCAGCTTGTGAATTGTCATGCAATGATTTTTCAACTGCGCTGGCATCTGACGAGCAATGTTTCTTACCGCCCGCCGCGTGAAGGAGACCAAAGCAACGCCAGGGGTGTTAACGTACAGATATTCTGTGCTGCTCTTGAGCATCGGAATGCTGTTCGAGTCCAGTTTTGCTTGGAGCAATCCCTTGAGCGTCGTTGTCTTTCCAGTGCCAGCCGCGCCGATAAGGACGAAAGATTTACCGACAACGCCATTAGAAATGGCTGTCATCTGTTCGCTATTCCACGTCCAAGCGGAGACGGGAGCTGAAACAGCCACTGGTTCAACGATCGGTTCTGGTTCTTGCTTGACGATTGTTTGCTTCTTCGCTGCACGTGCTGCAAGCTCAGCTTTCGCTTTTTCGATTGCTACTCGCAATTGGTCTTGAGTGAGAGCCATGATTGTTTATCCTTGGTTTCGTTGCTAGATCCCCTCCGGCACATACAGCGCGGCATGATCACTGAGAGCTTGATTGTGTTCAACATCAAGTACAACACATCTGGTACCTGTCTCATCAGGATGCCCCCAGTCCAGGTACTCAATGTTGATATCTCCTACAGTCTTGGTACATCCTTCCCAAGCAAATAGTACGGGCAGATCTTGATCAAATGCTTCTAAGAGCTCCCTCAGCTCTGCCACTGTAAAAGCACGAACTGCAATATTTCCGTTAGGGTGATGAAAGGTCTTCATGATTTCCTCATTCTCCGCTAGGGGGTTGTTGCTGTTGCTTCCGATAGGCTGCCAGTGCCAAACTCCACTTCGCATGGGCTACGTAAAAGCCAGCAAGTGAAGTGAAGTCACTCTTTTGCGGCTCTGGCCCTGGATCCGGTGCCGTGACGAGAACACCATTGACGAATGTGTTCGCCGTTGCGGCATAGTCTTCGAGAACGATGTCGAAGGCTTTGTGATGTTCGCTCCATTTTTGACGCACAAGCTCGATACGTTCACGAACGGCTTTTAGCAAGCCGGTCCCTGCTGGACAAACTGACAGCAAAATGTCTTCCATCAGGTCCAGTTCGTCCTCTTCATAAGCAACGATCTTTGCTGAGCCGCCGAGAAAGAGATCACCTATCCACAGTACATCATCTGCATGACGACTTGTTGCAAGATGACTGCAGACCCAGCGCCAAAGAACCCGGGGACTTGGTGCTATCACCCAGGAACTGTTGAGAGCAACCATTGCAGCTTCTGCCGCTTTGATCTTCTCACGCTCCGTGGCTTCCCTAACGTTCTTCTCATATGCCTCTTTGATCTCGAAACAAGTGGTGAAGTAATGAGATATGTTAGAGAAATCGCTGTTGTTGTTATGTTTGCTAATATGGTAGGTAGGAAACTTGAACCGCAGACTTTCAAGCTTCCACTTCCAGAATGCGAGAGCAAAGAGTTTACTGATTGTGTCTTGGACAACGATCAGCGGAGGCAGGCAGGGAAAGTCCTGTTTGATACTATCAAGGCTGTGAAGAATTGCTAGATACCCGACCTGAAGAATCTCGCTTTCATTCTGTGAGATATCCTCGTCGGTAACTTTTGTGTGAAGACGTTGCCATTCAGAGTGAATGAAGGGCAAAAGCCGCCCCGGCTTGAGAGAGAAAAGCGGATGAATGGCAACGCATTCATTCCAGTGGGACAAATAAGGTAAGGCGCCGGCAACTGTCTTGACTTCCAGTTCACCAATCTTCACACCGCTCCACTTGCAATGGATCTGATGACGGAGAAGGAAGGAACTAGAAGAAACTGCTGTCTGTTTATCTTTCATGCTTGACCTCTAAAGGTTGCAGATAGAAGATTCAAAGGGCTTTTTCGTAGCGGACAGGCCAGAAATAGGCTTGATCTGGTCCCTCAGTCCAACCAAAGCGACCATACCATTCTGGTGCTTTTCGGAGCAGATTGGAACGGTGAGAAGAATGAAACTTCTCGTTTCCAAGCCAAGATGGAAGATCCCGTGAGCGCTGCGGCTGTTCCAACAGAAAATTCTGCAGTGTGAGGATCTGCGAGTGGACTGTGTCTCGATAACCTCTCGAAAACCACTCGTCACAGATAATCAGCCCGTAGTCACAAAGAGCAATCTCGTGTTTTCTCCACATGAGAACCGCAGGATGATGCGCCCAGGAGGCAGAAGACATCAGATCGGAAGAGCAC